TGCGGACGTGTCCTGCGTTGAGCAGCGGGTTGTAGAGGAAACACTCGGTGTCTCGCGTCTGCACGAAGCTATTTGCCCCGTCGTAGGGCGTCCACGAATAATCCGTTGCGCCGTCGCTGTTGGTCGTGGTCGCCTTGATCTCGTAGTACGAGAAATCCTTTTCCGTATTCGGTGCCCAGCCGATGCGCGTCCCGAAGAGAAACACCTCAGTGCCGGGAAAGTACTTCGGCTGCACTCCGTCCTTACTCAACGTGCCACCAGTCGGCGCAGCAGGCGCAGGCGTCTGGGTGGCAACGAAGGGCGAGAACGCCGCAGTCACGACCGCGCTCGGGATGTTGGAGAACGACCAAGCCTGCGACGCGATGTCGTAGGTGATGCCTGGTGTGAGGTCGTCGATCACCGCAGAGACGGGCACGGTGTTGCTGATCTGCGCTGCGATCTCGTAGCTGCCCGACGTGTTCTGGCGGCGGTACAGAACATTCTGCATCGTGCCACGCGCAGGCAGAGCAGGCACGGTAACGACAACAAGCGCACGCGCGCCACCGTCCGAGGCGATGTAGAGCGAGGACGTGATGGATGTCAGCGCGGAGGGGTTGGCTGGTGGTGTGTTGTCCACGCCGCCAGCGGTCACGGACGACGGGTTAGCGTCGGCGCGGTTGGAAAAGCCGGACACGTTTTCGAGGCGGTCGTAAGCGTTGATCCAGTAATAGTAGGTGACGCCGGGGAGCACCTCGGTATCGACGAAGCGAGAGGCGCGCGTCTCGGCAATCTTCATCGCCGCAGAGGACGAAGCGTTCGGAAGCAGCGCTCCGGCGTTGTAGCTACCCGCCGCAATGTCGATCCAAGACGTGAGCGTGCCGACCTGCACAGGGGAGGATCGGTCCGTCGTGTTTCCTTGGCCTAACTGACCGTCGCGGTTCCAGCCCCACATCCACAGCGAACCATTCGAGCGGAGCGCAATCGTGTTGAACCCGTACGCCCTCACCGTGCTCCACGTCGTAAGCCCAATCTGCACGGGCGATGACTTGTTGGAGGCCGTGCCGTCGCCAACCTGTCCGACCTGATTAAGCCCCCACGCAAACAGCGTACCGTCCGTACGAATCGCGGCCATGTGCTGCTGACCAGCCGCGACCACGGCCCAGCTAGTGGACGTCCCAAGTTGCACGGGCGACGAGCGACTGACCGTGTCACCAAGCCCGAGCGTCCCGTTGCTGTTGGTGCCCCAGACCCAAGCAGTCCCGCCAGTCTTTCGACCAATCGCGGCCTGACCGCCCGAGGAGATGTCGGCCCAGTCTGTGAGCGCGCCGATCTGCACGGGCGATGAGCGGTTGGTTGTGGTGCCATCGCCCAGCCGTCCGTTAGTGTTCTGCCCCCACGCCCACAGCGTACCGTCCGTCTTGATCGCGTGGCAGAAATAAGTGTTGGTCGAAATCTTGGCCCAGTTCGTGAGCGCCCCGACCTGCACGGGCGACGACGTGTTAGCAGTCCCGTTCTGCCCCGTCTCACCAAAGGTTCCGCTGCCCCATGACCACAGCGTTCCGTTAGTCTTGAGCGCAATGGTGTGATAGACGCCACAGGAGATGTCTAGCCAATCGGTCAGCGCGCCGACCTGAACAGGCGAAGAGCGATTGGTTATGTCGCCAAGGCCCAGCTGCCCCAGATGGTTTCTGCCCCACATCCAAAGCGAGCCATCAGCGCGGATCGCGCCGCCGTGTTGACTGCCTAGATCAATCTTAGTCCACAGGACATTTCCGGAAAGCGCCGTAGCAGTTGAGCGCGCGGTTGTGTCGCCAAGTCCTAATTGGCCAAAGTTATTTAGCCCCCAAGAGTAAATCGCGTTTCCGTCTGCGGGCGTCTCGCCCGTCGTGTTGCGATAAATGCCGTATTCGCTGAAATCCGGTTCGGTGTTGTCGTTCCAATCAAGCGAGATCGCGCGGCCCGTGCCCAGCGTTGCGGTCAGGCCAGTCGGTACGGACGGTGCAACGGTGTCTTGGAATACCGTGACGCTGCCGACGACGTACGTTGACGAAACACCGAAGTAAGACTCCGCGTAGATGCGCACATTGTACGCCTCGTCGATGATCACGCCATCGATGAACTCGGTTGTTTGGTCTCCCGGTACGCGCGCCCATTCAAGGTACGTCGTGGCTGTGGTGTTCTTCCACTCGATGCCGACGTACCCGCCAGCGCGCACGAACTCTTCATTCGGCGCGGACCACGAAACACGAATGCGCGGCAACGCGGTGCCGTCGCCTTGGTAGAGTTGAGTGGTACCGTCTGCGACGAGGAAAAGATTCGTCGGCGCGGTAACGCTGAACGGGTCGGGCAGGTTCGTGTTCGGCGCGGCGGTGACTGCGATCTCGTCGCCAACTGACCAGCTGTAAACCGTCGAGTCGATCTCGCGTAACGTCATGTCAACCGCGAGTTGCGGCGGGCTGCCGTCCGTGGCGAACTTCCACTCCATCACCTCAAAGACCTTATCGACCCAGCCGAACTTTGCGTTCGTGATCTTCACCGTCTCGCCTGCGCGGATCTGCATTGCTTCCAGACGAAAGCGAGCAGTGAGCATTACTTCTTGGCGAGCGCGGCGCAGTTCGATAACCGCGAGCCGCTGCGCCATCGAGGAAGACGTCGTGAATGACAACGCGACATCACGGCTAAATCTCGTTCCGTTGTCCTCGTTGACGTACGTCGTCGAGGTGATCAGCGGAAAGTCGGACGGTTGCCACTGGTTTAACTCGGAGACGTACACGCCCTTAACCGTGTTGACGCGGTCGCGCGCAGAGATCTTGGTCGTGAGTGAAACCGGACCCGCAAAGTGTTTCTCGCTCAGGCTGACAACGGGGATCTGATACGTCCCAGCGTACATGACCACTTGACCGCCCGAGTACGCGCAGAGTCCACCCATTGCGCCGAGTAGCTTGCCAATCGCGGCCTCGGGATTCTCGCTCGTCGAGATTGCGCCGTTCGCCTCGTACCTGTTCTCGTAGGTCGTCGGACTAAGCGGGAGCTTCTGCACCTGTTCGTCGCAGACATTCGCGGCCACGTTGCACGCGGTCACGTCGATCTCGCTCGGATCCATCTGCAGACCCAAAGATGACGTGAGGTAATCGCGCAGACACAGCGCGGGGTTGTTGCTGTAGGCGGTCGTGCTGGTGCGCGTATCAAGTACCTTCTTGCCCTTCACGATGAACGAAACATTCGGAATGCCTCCGGTGAAGATCTCCTGATTCCACTTCAGCCGAACGTACACGCACGCAATGCCCGTTAGCTTGTGATCGTTGGTCCACTTTCCGACGGTCGCCGTCGAAGTCTCGGTGACGAGCGGCGAAAAAGCAGTCTGCCCTGACGCGCCGAGCTTCTTGTAGATGTCGGCATGTCCTGCGTACTTCCCGGTTGCGCTACCGTCGCCTGCGCCGGAAAGAACGAGGTCTTCGTTGAAGTAGACATCACCGATCTCCTGCACTTCGTGGCCTGCGACGGCCAACACCATGTTTAGATACTCGTTCCTCGCTCCGCTTTCTTGAAGGTAAACGATGGTGCCCGAGGTCTTGACCCGCCCATAAATGATCTGTCGCGCAGAGATCGGAGAGCGCACCATCTGATCGCGCGAGCCGAGCGAGTCAGCGAAACTCGGCATCTTCGGGCGCAGCAGCTTGGAGGCCGCCATCGACGCGCCGACGACCGCGATAGTCTTGACGATCCAGATTGCCGCAGTCTGCGAAAGCGCGATGCCCACGGCCTGCGCGCCTAGCCAGAGGTAATACGCAGCGTTGATGATTAGTGTCGGCATGGCTTAAATCTTCCAGAACCGGGAGTCGGTCTGCTCATTAGTAGCCGCAAACGCCAAACCTTCAGCGCCAACGAATGCAGACTGCGCGCCCAGAACCACGCCCACGCAGTCGCCTTGGCCTGAGTCGCGCACGATCAGGTCGCCGCGCATCGCCAGCGTTGCGATAATGGGTTTGAATCCATGACGGCGCAAAGCCTCCTCGACCAGTTGCGCCAGCCCTCCAGCGTCAGCGACGATGCGTTGCGCGCTGAGTGCGGTCGAGTACGTCCCGCGCAGATCGGCCGCAGGATCCTTGCCCGTCGCCAGCGCGACCCAGTCGGCAGCGAACAAGCAGCAGTCATTCGCGCCCCATTCGAACGGACGCGAGCGGCGCGCCTCGATGAAGCCAGCGAGCAGATCGGGCCAGTTCGGGAAGCGCATTAGTAGAGCGGATCTTGATTGTTGCGGTCCGTGTCGGGCGCGTCGTTGCCGCCGTTGAAACGGCCTGGCGCTGTGGCGTTCTGGTTGCCCCAGTAAATCGTCTTTTCTTGAATGCCGTTGACGAACTCTAGCCCCTTGTCGGTCGGGTCAATCGCCTCTTGTTCCTCGTGAGTGTACCTGACCTCGCGCACGCGGCGGAAGTCTACGAGCCGCGACTCTGCGCTCATCCCGATCTGCGCATTCTGCCCGTCGTCGGTCAGCGTCATCACGTCCATCTTTCCCACGAAGACGGTGATCGGTGACGCGATCAGACCAGCCGTGGGCGACAACGCGCCGAGCATGATTGAGCACGCGCGGCCTTGGTAATCCTCATTGAGCGCGAGCGAGACGTAAGCGGTCGGCACACCGGACAACTGGAAGACCACGCCGCGCGCAGAAAGGTCCGTCGTTTCCTCGATTGGCGCAACGCTGCCAAGGTCGCCCAGACCGAGGTAGCCCTTGCCTGCGTAGGTTAGCGTGCCGTAGCCAGTCCAGAGGTAGACGGGCGTAGAGAACGCCATATCGACCATGAGAATGGGCGACAGTTGCGCCGTGGTGACCTCGGCCACCATGCCAGCCGACATCGTGCGGCCTGCTGCAGTGATACTCATTGCGGGATCTCCTCAGAAATCGTGAACGCGACGCCGTAGATGCCAGCGAGTTCAACGCTCCACTCGGTCTGCGGCGAGGCGAGGCGGAACACGCCACGCGGGGAGTTGTAGACGATGGACGTCCCAGCCGTGTAGCTGGCACGCAGCGCCGGGAAGACGTCCACGCTCGACGATGAATCGACTTGGATGACCTTGTAGAGCGACGTGCCGATCTGCAGCCAGTCGCCCACCGCAAACGTGCCAGTAGCGCCAGAGATGCCCAGCGTGACGCCGTTCGCCGTTGCGCTGGATACGGTCAGCGTGCCGCTGACGTTGCCGCGCGGTGCGCTGTTGGAGTAGTCGCGGAAATAAAACGTGCCCCGCTGTGCCGCGAGCAGAAACGCGATGACCTGTTCTGCGTCGGCGCGGACCATCGGAGGGCATTCGACCGACGCCATCCAGCCCTGACCGGGCCAGTTGTACTGCTGCGTTTGCAGCGTGAACGGCGAGACGTTGCGCGAGGATGCAGACATCCCGGTGAAGGAGATCTTCGCCACGCGGAAAGGTGACGGCGGGGTGAGCGGGTAGGTGATCGGCATGACTTAGGCGAAGGCTGCGCGATAGGATCCGCCACGGCGCACCATGTCCGGGATCTCGGCGCGCAGGCGTTTACGTTCCTGCTCAAGAATAGGCTGCAGTTCAGCGCGAGACACGCCGGACTGGATGTTGTAGGAAATATTCACGGTCGGTCCACCGCCACCGCCACCGGATCCCATCCGGTTGTTCGGGATGATCGCGCCGGACGTGCCAGGGACAAACAGTTCGGGGCCGCGCTCGCCAACGATGTACGGTGCGTTGCTGTTGACGGGGCCGCCGTTCGCACGGAAGCCGGGAATCGGCGGGAAGCCCAGCATCGTGCTGATGCCAGCCGCCAGCTGCTGCGTAACCATGCGCTGGAAGAGCAGGCGCATAAGGTCGAGAGCGAGGCGCTTCAGTACCTCGGACAGCTTCTCGCCGCTGAAGATTGCGTCTTCAAATCCGCCTGCGATGGTGTCGCCCACGTCGCGAGCGAGATCCTGCATCCGCTGCATCTCGGAGGTAATCTCGACCTGCTGATCCACGATAGCTCCAGACGATTCCGCGATCTTCAGATTGATCTGACGCAGGCGCTCACCTGCCTCCTCGGGCGTCAGTAGGCTTTTCTCAAGCAGCTTGTTAATCATGTCGATCTCACGCTGATACGCACGCGCAGGATCCAAGATGTCTCGTTGGGCGTCTGCCGCCTCTCGCAGTAGTTCAATCTCTCGATTGATTCCAGCGGAAGCCTCAGTCCTGATCTGCTCACGACGCGCGGCGGCCTGCTCGGCGGTGAGCTTGCTTGCAAGTTCCAGCCTGTTGACTTCCTCAATCTGTCGCTGGTACTCGCGCATGGGGTTGAGCAGGTCTAGTTGCGCGGAGGCGGCTTCGTTTAGTGCCTCGACGCGCTGCTTTTCGGCTGCGCGATTAGCCTCCGCGATGTCGTTGGCTTTGCTCTGGGCGGAAATCAGTTGATCAAACCCGTCCTCCAGCTGCTTCAGTCGGTCAACCGACTGCTTGGAAACGATCTTGTCGGAATCAACGGTGAGCTTGGCATACTGCTCCTCCAGCTTCTCCAACTCAGCGGCCTCCTCTCGCGTGCCCCGGACCTCTCTGGTCACGACCATGCGGACCTGTCCGGTGCGGTCCATCGTTGGCGTCTCTTTCGTGATTACGGCGGTCTGCTTGCGTAGCTCAAGAATGCGCTTCTCCATCTCGGCCCGACGCTCCGTCATGTCGGCCAGTTGGCCTTCCGGCGTCATGGCCTCAAAGGCCGCCTCTTGGTAGATGCGCCTAACCTCGGATGCCGTGTCAGCTGCCGACTTGCGGATGTCGTCGAACTTTGAAGCGAACCGGGAAAGCGCCTCAAACGCCTTATCAATCGCGCCGACCAGCGAAATACCAAACGCAGCAGCCAAGCCAGTGCCGAGCGCGCGCGGGTCGAACACCTTCTTCATGAAGGCAGCGGCGGTCTGGCTGGAACTCTTCAGCTTTGCCAGCGAGTTCTGAATCTCGCCAAACGCCTGCCGCGTGGCGTCGACCGCCCGAATGATGAATGAGGCTTCAGCCATGGGACTTGTTTACTTGCGCCTGATGGTGGTAGTACGCGAGCCAGCCGGAGAGTTCCTGCGCTGGCATGGCGAGCACCTCGTGAGCGAACTTGCCGAGCTTTTCCGCGAGCGCATAAATGGCGAGGAGGTCGGCGCCCTCGCCACCGTGCGTTAGTTTTTTAGCTCTTCAACTGACGGCGCAGCCTCCGACAGAATGAAGTTGGCCACGCG